TGTATCTATTCCCGACCTTACCGAAGACAAGCAGAGAGCGCGAGCAGTGCTTTTGAATATCGGCATGACTTCTGCCAAAGGTGAAGTTACCCCGACATATCTTTTTGATCAAACAAGAATCAAGAATAAAAATGATCTAAACTTTCGTATCAATAAGTTCATTGCGGTAGATGGTCGAGTGGACAACGCTATCGCACCGGTTCAGAAATCAAATGCTCACGCTTACGTTACACTCATCATGGATATTCTTGATGTCTCCGCACAGCGCGCTACAGCTACGCCGGAGATTCAACAGGGCATCCAATCAAAACAAAATAGAACTCTCGGAGAGTTGGAGCTCGTTTCCTCAAAGGTTGATACTCGCTACTCAATGAGCGCCAAACTCTACGGCATCAGCGAAGCGAAGTTTTGGAGACAGTGGTATCGACTTTACAAAAAGCATTTCAAAGAAGGCATTGACGAAAAGATTTTGCGTATTCAAGGCGCACTTGCTCCCATTTGGAGACCTATCAACAGGGATAACATCATTGCGCTTGTAGACCCTGATGTTAAGATTACTTCTAAGGTTATTTCGGAGCAGAAGCGTTTGAGGGACCAGCAGTCTTTCGGCCAGTTCGCGGCGTTCGCTCTGCAAGATCCCGACACCAACAGACGCTTCGTGCTAAGGAAGATGGGTAAACTTTCCGGCATGGCAAAGGAAGAGGTGGATATGACGTTTCCTCCAACTATTGACGAACTCCACGCCGAAGACGAAAACCAGCTTCTCAACAACGGGAAACTACCGAAGATTGATGTCATGGATGAACACAAGACGCACATTGAAATCCATGCGAAAGCGGATCAGAATCCCACCACTCTCGCCCATGTTCGCGCTCACAAGAGTTTGATGCTTGTCAAACGTAATCACCCGGAACTGTTCCCTCCTCCACAGGTACCGGGCTTTCCAACAGATCAAGCGAAGCAAAAAGGTGGAGAAGGTAAGCCGACACCGGCCACACAAACACAATGAGTATCTTAAAAAATAAAAAGCCAATAGATATTCAAGGTATACTGTCGTCAGGGAAACAGAGTGAGTTTTGGCAAGTCGTTTGTGAAGCTATTGAACAAAGCCGACAACACTTGCAAACATATCAGGATTCCGATGAGTTCAAGGAATTACCACCCGACCAGTACAAGCTTGAAAATGAATTGATCCGTGCCAAGAGAAAATATCTCGATATGCTTATAAATACACCAGACAATATAATTTCGTGGCTTTCCACTCCCGACAATAAAATTGAGAACTTCGATCCTTATTTCAAAAATACTTCTACTGATGGGTAAAGAGTAGGACTCGTCCTTGCCGGAGTCGCTGGCAAAGATGAGTCCTAGTCCGGACTCAAAGTTTATAAACCGCCCGGTTAATCCTGTTTCTAGCCATTTCAGGAAGCCGTGTTAATCCAAAAACTATGGCAGACGACGAGAAAAAAACCGTTGAGGACAAAGGCACTGATGAGGAAGACGATTCCACTGATGAGTCTAAATCCAAAGACGAAGGAGGAGATGACGATGCCTCTAAAAAAAAGACCGACACAGGTGAGGAGTCTGATGATGACGAGGAAGATGATGAGGATGATGATAAAAAAACTTCTAAGAAATCTGATGACGATGCCGAACCTGAAATCCCTGTGCGCAAAGTAGTTGGACAGCAGAACATTATCGCTCGCAAGAATAAGACCATCAAGAAACTTCGCGAAGAAAAGGGAGATGATGACGATGGTGCGGACGACGACGAAGGGGATGACGATCTCATTCCTTCTGCCGCCAAGGGCGTGCGCAAAGAGGTCGCAAGGGCATTGGCCCCACTTATGGAAACCTTAGGTTCCAGAGCCGATGAAGACGATCTCAAAGACCTCTATGGAAGCGAACCAGATGCTAAAAAGTTCGACCGCTCTATTCGAGCCTACATGAAGCATCCGGCATACAAGGGAGTCGCCGCATCAGTGATCTACCATCATCTAGCATGGCCGTTGGCGCAAGCCACCGGGGCCAAGAAGAAGATAGTCGCTGATACCGAAGCTGGCAATGTCAAAGGAGCCGGCAGTTCCAAAAAGCCGAAGGGTGGCAAGGGGAATATCCCAAGCCCGGAGGAACTTGAAGACATGTCTGATGCAGATTTTGAAAAATTGCAGGATGACGTTCGACAAGGAAAGTATAGAGCCACTTAATAACGGAGATGGTCTCGCAACTATCTCCAATGGCTAGAGGAGCCAAAATCCTCTTTAACGAGATAGTTCAATGGCTGATACAACACTTACCGATGTAGCCAATGCAGTGAACAATTTTTATGATCGTTCAATGCTCAAGGCCGCTCGCCCTCTGCTCGTCCACCTTCGTTGGGGACAGGTCAGAGATATTCCACGCAACAATTCGCTTGTGATTAAGTTCCGCCGATATTCGTTGCTTACCGCCAACACCACTTCCCTTTCAGAAGGAGTAACTCCTTCCGGTACTGCACTCGCAGTTACCGATGTTACGGGAACAGTCGCGCAGTACGGAGATTACGTTACTCTTACAGACGCTTTGCAGTTCTCTACCCTTGACCCGATTCTGACGGAAACGGCAGATGTCCTCGGTCAACAGGCAGGTAACTCGCTTGACCAGATTGCTCGAGATGTCATGGTGGCTGGCACAACCATCCAATATGCGTCTACGGCAACTACGACCGCTACGGTTACAGCTTCTATGAAGCTTACCCGTGATGAGGTCAGACAAGCAGTCCGGACTCTACAGGGGAACAATGCGAGAAAGATTACTCGCATGGTAAACGCCGCTACTGGCTTCAACACTTCACCTCTCAACGCCGCTTACGTTGGTATTATTTCTCACAATACTCTTTTCGATCTCAAGAATGAGACTGG